TTCCAACGCTTAAATGTTTGAATAGATAATAATTTATTTTCACGATTAGCGAATGGTGGAGTTTCTGGAATTCCAGCAATATCTTGCGGATTTAAAATCAGAGCACGAGGAACACCCATAAAATCTGCAGAATCATATGCTGCTGGATGAACGCATGCCAGACCAGAAAAATTATTTTCATACAACTGAATCCATGGATATAATTTCTTTAAATTTGCATCATGAATAATAACAAGTTGTTTTGCCTTAACATCTTCAATCATTGGTAACCAACCTTTATACCCTTCAGTATCTTTGCACTTAAATCCAAAGATTGACTGCCAGATAACGATATCATGTTCGTTGGCGTCTTTAACAAATTGTTTAACAGAATCTTCAACCATATATGAATAATATGGAGCAATCCAGCCATCGCCTTGATGGACAGGATATCCTGAACCAATACCAATCTCATATCCTTCTTTTAATGTAGTAGGAATTTCAACAGGTCTTACTGTTTTATTTCCTTTAAGATATGCGAAAGTAACATCGTGTCCGAGTTCTTTTAAACCTGCCATTAGATGTTCACAGTGATTAATAATACCACCAAAATTATTAAAAGTGTGCATTACCATCATAATTTTCATAGATTTACGCATTTCTAGCATCCTTAATTAATTGCTCAAGTTCTTCTTTTGTAAATACCCAAACACGACCACGGAATGAAGTAGAGTCTACCTCTTTATCTTTAAACTTAGTAAAAGACATCCTCTTAGCTACTTGTTCTGTAGCATTCTTTGTTAAATTTTGTTTAATAACATCGGCAAAATTTACATCTAACTCTTTTAATTTTAATAATTCGTGTTCTTGAATTTTATGTTCAACAACAATCTGATTCAATTCCCACGTATCAAGTATATATTCAATTGAAGCCAATGGTTGTGTGTTATCCATTATTAAAAGAATTCCTCAAGACTAGACTTATCTGACTCTGGATGATATTTACGAAGTTCATCAATTCCAAGTTTAGATTCACAATAGTCATACCACTCTTTAGATTCCCACATTCCTGGACTAATTCCATTCCATAACTTACGTTGTTCTGGATGTTCTTTATTCAGTCTTCGAGATTCAACAAAATTATAACGAGTATCTTCATACTGCTTACTTCCAAGTTCTAACATTTTTTCGCGGAAATAAACAACTAAAGAAATTCGTTCTGCGATTTCATCATGACATTCAATCTGTGTATTTCCATGCATTACTTCATGGTTATTGATCAACAACAAATCTCCTGGACGAACATTTACTGCAACACGATATTCTGGTGCTACTAGATAACATCCACTGTAGTTACCATTATTAGAGAGTGTTAGAAGATTTGATAATCCAGAAGTTAAATCTCCAGCATCAAAGTGACAAGCAGTACGGAATGTTTTATTAACCGTAACTGTTGTAAAAGGTGTTCCTGGAACAAGAAACGCAGGATCAACTTTATTTGCTGCTTCCATTTGATTGTTGTAACGCCAAGGCAATAAATCTTTAAATCCCTTTGCTAAGGTTTGTAAAAATGGATATGACATCTTAAACTTATCGAAACTGTTTGCTGTATAAGAAGTTGCTCGACCATAGGGAATACGAGGATATCTATCGAACCATCCAGCAATACCAGAATTTACAGCAGTTCCGTAGGTAGTCAAACTCATCATTGACATAATATCTTCAGTTGATTTTGCTCGCTCTTCACGATTCAATGGTTTAATAGAATCTAGCCATGCTTCAAAATCAAAATTTCCGCCACGATATCGTGAGATTACCCAAACATTATTTTTGCCTGCACCACCAGCACGTTTTTTATCTTCATCAGTTGGATATTTCGCACGGATAGCATCGATAACATCAATCTCTTCAAGAGAAGCATTTCTATTAGCAATCAAAGCAGAAGTCATTTCGTCTTGATAATTAGTTACCCACTCGCGACCTTCATCAGTGGCAATTACCCCTTCTTTAATTCCTGAAGCAATACCTCTGTTTTCTGTTCTTGTTGCTGCTTCTCTTAGACCTGCATATGCAGCATCTTGTTCTTCTTTACTGAAATAATTTTTCCTAAACTTAAAAATAATTCTTTCTTCAGAATGAGTCATTTCTGGGTGCCCAGGAACTTCTGGCATGTAAACATCACAGTCTTCTTCTACAAGAAGATCATAATCTGATTCGTTCGGAAATTTTCCGACCATATGTTCACAATCATATTTCTTTTCTGCTACAATAATTTTAGTCATTTTGTGGTTTCCTTAAAACTTAAATCCATTAAACTGCTCGCTATTACTATGTAGTCTTTTTCCAAAATCGCTTTTATCGAATAATGGTTTATCTTCTTTTAATTCAATATGACCAACATCTGACAATCCAGCTTGAGCAGAAACTTCAACATCATACAACTTCATTTTTGAACGATCAATACCAATAATAAATCTCTTATAATAACTTGGATCATTATAACGATTCTTAAGTTGTTTAACCATAATCTGATTTAACTGCTCCAATTCTTCAGTAGAGATTAAAGCAAACATCATATCCGCAGTTGCTGGAAGAGCCCAACTTTCACTTGTATCTTCTAAACCAATATCAGTATTTGTTGAACCACCTCTTGTCGTTTGAGTTGCAGATAGAATTGGAACATTATATTCTACAGCCAAACCTCGAAGTTCTTCGGCGATTGATTTAATAAAGGTATAGGAATTAACAGATGCTCCCATCTTTAATCTTTGACTCGCACAGATATTCAAATAATCAATCATAATAATATCTGGAGCGAACTCACGCTTCATCTTCAATTCTTCAAGTAAAGCACGGAAATGCCCAGCATGAGCAGAAGCAGTTGGATATTCTTTAACAACTAAACGACCTTGAGTTTTCTTTGCAATCTTATCAATTCTTGCATCAAAAATATCTTTATCAACTACTTTTAGCTCATCCATAGTCAAATTAAGTAAGTTTGCGTCAATCCTCTCGGCAATTCTTTCCTCTGACATTTCCATTGTAATATAAAGAACATTCTTACCTTGCATCAATGCGCCAGCTGAAACGTGACACATAAACAAAGATTTTCCTACACCAGTTGAAGCCAATGCAATATTCAATGTTTTCTTACTTAAACCACCTTTGGTGATTTTATTAAACATATCCAAATCAAAAGCAATTTTTTCTTCAACTTTATGATAATACTCAAAACGAGAATCAGAATCCTCGATATAATCATGACCAACATGGTTGTCGAAACATACAGATAATGCGTCAGAAAGAATTGAGGGGATTGCGTCTTGTGTGTGTATTTTATCATTACCATCAATAATTTTAATTGATGACAAGATAGCATTATAGACTGCTCTATCCTTACAAAACTTTTCTGTTTGTTGAACCAACCATTCTTGATTTGGTTCAAAATGAGTCAATTGTTTCGCAAATGTCTGCATCTCTGGAATTTCTTTATCAGTAAATCCAGACATATTACCTATTTCAATCGCAACGATTTCTTGTGATACTGGCTTGTTATACTTCTCAAATAATGAAATTAATAAAGATGCGATTGCTGACTCTTTACGATCTGCGAAATATTCTTTTTTTAGATGTGGTACTACTTTACGACAATACTCTTCATTCAATAAAAGATTACTCAATATAGCTTGTTCAATCCGCATCAACTCCGCCTGTGTAAGTTATACTATTAGTTGCAATTTGTTCACGAATTAGATCTTGAAGCAGATCGCCAATGTACTGCTCAAAATCAACTGGATCAATTTTCTTTCCAGCATCATTATGTATATCATACTCAAATTTTATTTTGAGAGTATCATTGGCTTCATCTGCATCAAAACTAACTTTACCGTAAGAATATATTATACCTGAATATGGAGTTTCAAGCAACTTTATTGCTTCAACACCTTTGCTTTTACTTTCAACGGTAACGTATCTTGGATCACTCTTCATTATCAATACTTGCAAGTTCTTGTTCGATATCTTCATCTGTTATCATCGAACCCGAAGCAACCTGATATTTTTCTTGCACCCATGTTTGGAATTTTTTATTTGTAATAATGCTAATCCAAAAATCTTTATTATCTGTATCTTTCAGTCGGTATTTCTTGTCTTCAACAACACCATCTTCGTCGACTTTTGAGTACCAACCATTGGATGGTTTAATGACGTTTCCAGATTCTAATGCAATTTCAAGTAATCCAGACCAGCGACTAATACCACCATCATGTTTAACTAAAAATGGTAATTTAGATTTTTCTTTTACATATCTAGATTTTTCAATATTGATTGTAAAATTATATCCAACAACTTCAGTACCTTCTTTTTCCTGCGATTTACCAATAATAAATACCTGATTTGCAGAATACATGCCACCAGTTCCGCCACTCATAATTGATTTAGAATACATTTCCATAGTTTGGTAAGTGTGATTAACAGCAATCAATGGAATATCTTTAGTCGTTAAATGTGGTGTAACAATTCTCCACAAAGATTTCATTACCCTTGCTCTAGACATATCTGCGACAGATTTTTCTTCTAAAGCATCGTCTACTTCTTTTTTACTTGCGAGGTTTCCAACAGAATCAATAAAAATAATAACTTTATCTTTACGTGTAATTTCTTCAAGACGTTTT